CTCACTCGCTCAACCAGAAAATCATCTACCACACCTGGATAGAGGTTAAACACCATTATGAATTGGTGCTGTTGACGTATTGCTGATTGAACCCCAGAGCCGCCAACGTAAAGTTGTGCGGCCCTGTTTGCTGGTTTTAAAACTATACCCGACATCTATATAATTATAGACTAGACGTTTGTACCACCAAGACCAACGGATATTAGAGGGAAGATCGTGTCGCCCGGTGCTTGATGTATTGCATTGTCATATCTGATGTTTAGTACGATTTGTACTGGTTCAGATACTGCATAGTCTCCATCTGAGTAATCAACGTTCTGTAAGAAACAACCTTCAACATCCCATTGTTCTAACTCAGTGTTGTTAGTACCGTCTAAGATTTCAATCTTAGTACCAAACTTGTAGTTTGATCCTGAAACAGATGATGTCTGCTCAAAGTGGTTCATTTGTTTTTGAACCTGTTGACCAACAAGTTTAGAAATGTTGTTGTTGATGTCATCACGCAACGTGATGTTGATTGCTTCCCAAGTGTGTTTCCCTTGCATATATGCAATCGAGTTGTACGAATGAATTGGTACTTCCTCGTGAGTCACCTTTGGTCTAGTAACAGCCATCACTTGCTGTGTCAATTGTAATGGAGAAGCACCCAGGTTACCGAAATTAGTAAACCTCACCCTAAATCTGTATTTTAATTTAGGTTGTAGGATACCGCCTCTACCAGTTGACCCGTCTATTGGTACACCAAATTTTGAAAGTGTTGCCATTGTCTACGCTCCTTTTAATTTATTTACACTCTACCATTTTTTTATGCTTTACAAAAAAAATTGTAAAGGTAAAATAAAGGGATAGTTGCCTATCCCCTTATTGTGTTATTAACTTGTTAAACTCTCACCTGTGTTTTTGATACGAAGTGGAATATAAATGAATTCAATTGCTTTCACTGGTTGGATCGCAATATCAATCCATAATTCATTTCTATCAATTCTTGCACCGGTATTATTCGATTCATCACAAACTACTAAGAAATCAAACAATGCTCTCTTAGTCACTAGATCTTCCATGAATCTGTTGAAAGTATCCACTACTTGATCTCTTGTGATTCTGTCATTTGGCTCAAACAAGAACGGTTTTGCTATTAGATCTAATTGATATCTTAGATATACAATCAATCTAGCCACGTTCACTCTATCCAATGCTGAAGCAATTGGTGATAAAGTTTTTTGTCCGTATACCACTAAACCTCTGTTTGGTATGAACGCGATCGGATTGATCTTGTTAGCATATAGCGTGTCTCTTTGACCTTCTGACAGTGATACTGCCTGGAACTCACCTTCGTCAGTGATATAACCAACTGATGTTGAGTTATCTACTAAACCTCTGGTATAACCAGCCGGTGCGAACCAAGGGAATGCCACCTGGTCGTTGAATGCAAGTGTTCTTAACGCGATGTGCGTTGACGGAACAACTACATTGTTACCTGATAAATCAGTTGAGAATCCTGATGGGTAGTAAACAGCCGCATATGGTGATGCCGATGTCAAACCTTTTTCGTCATTCGTCGGTGACAGAGCAGAGTTTGTTGCCCAGTTACTTGTTGACGCTCCATCTGGTTTCAATCTAAATGGTGAGTCACCTACTACAAAAGCAGTTTGTTTTCTGTCTGTAGATAGTGTGATCATCTCATCTAAAAGTTCTGGATATCCCGGAGCGGCAATCAAGTTAAAGAATCTTGATTCTGCTCTGATGTCATCATTGTCAGCAAGAGCACCTTGTAATTTAGTTACGATAACTTTACGTTGTGCTGATCTGCCCATGTATGCTGATCCATCTTCTCTTAGTCCTGACTCAGTTACCCAAATGTCACCATTATTAGTGCCATCAAAAGTGTAGTTTGTTACATATTTCTTAACATTGTAACCACTTAATCTTGTGTTGAACAACAATAAGTTTTCTGGATAAACTGCTGGATCTGGTGCGTCAGAATGGAAGTTAGCATATGCTGAACCCCAATCCTGTGCATCTTCATCTGCACCACCTGGGTTACCTACTGCGTCTGCAAATAGTACGCCCGAATCTGTGCTCTGATCCGTGTTGTCAAGAAGTGTCCATTCAGATGCAGAATTGTTCCATTTGTAAATCTTTGGATAAACCTCTAATTCATTTGAATCAATCCATATGTCACCATCTGTTAGAGCTGATGTGCCATCTGATTTTTTAGTTGGTTCTTCTGATACCATCTGTAGATCTTTCAATCCACCGCTTACAACTGAGTTAGCATCGTATCTGTCTTTTGAGTTTGCGTATGCTAACCATTTCATTGTACCGCCATCATTCACAGCAACATAGCTGTCTGCTGATTGTGATGAGTTGTACCATAGTGTACCGTTAAC